AACCGGGCGGATGGGCACGCCGAAAAATAAGAGAAAAAAATCGAGGTTTTTGAGATGAGGTCGGAAGAAGCAAAAATGCTGAGTTTGAGGTTCAAGGACACGATTCTGGCTATGCGGGACTACAACCCGGCAGAAACCGCGTTGATCGACCAACTTGCACAGCAGTTCAGAGATTGGTTTGAGGCAAGCGTGATTCTTGACGAGCAGGGTTTGATCACCGTTGGCAGTCAGGGACAACCACGAACCCATCCAGCACTAGACATCAAAAACAGTGCGTCCGACAGAATGGAACGCTGGCTGCGTCGGCTTGGCTTGCTTGACGAATCCCCAGAAGCGGTGGATGCCCTAGACGAACTGAAGAAGGAATTGTTGGCTGGATAAACCACCCACTGATCTCGCTGGATTTGACCCAACCCAAAATGCTGATGGGTACACCTTCGACCCTGAAAAAGCAGACCGGGCAATGAGATTCTTTGGGCTGTGCTTGCAGCACCAAAAGGGAAAGTTCGCGGGTAAGCAGTTTGAACTCCTGGACTGGCAGAAGAATCTGATAGCCACAATCTTTGGGTGGGTGGATGACCAAGGACTTCGACGGTTCAAGCGTGTCTGGTTGGAAGTCCCCAGAAAGAATGGCAAAAGCACATTGAGTAGTGGGCTTGGGCTCTACATGCTCTTTGCTGATGGCGAGAAGGGTGCAGAGGTTGTCAGTGCTGCCTCAGACCGGGAGCAAGCCAGGATTGTGTTCGATGTTGCTGCTGGAATGGTTCGGGCTGATCCACTGCTTGCCAAGTCATCGAAGGTTCTGCACAACACAATCCGTAACACTATTAGTGGTGGCACATTCAAGGTTCTGTCTGCTGATGCTGGGACCAAGCATGGTATGAACCTCTCTGGACTGATATTTGATGAAGTCCACACCCAGAAAAACCGAGACTTGTGGGACACCTTGCATACAAGTCAGGGTTCAAGAGAGCAGCCATTGAGTGTGGCGATCACGACAGCAGGACACGACAGGAACAGTATTGCTTACGAACAGCATGACTACGCCGAGAAAGTCCGAGATGGTGTGATTGAAGATCCCAAGTTCCTGCCAGTGATCTATGCAGCAAAGTCTGGGATGGACTGGACAGAGCCAGAAACGTGGCGATATGCGAATCCCAGCATTGGAACAGCGATCTCAGAGGAATACTTAGCGGAAGAGTGCAAGCGTGGTGTTGATGTGCCCGCGTTCGCCAACTCATTCATGCGTTTGCATCTGAACATCTGGACTGAAACAGAAACCAGATGGCTACCAATCGAGAAGTGGGATGACCTGGGCGGTGGTCAAATCAATGAGGACGAGTTGGCAAAGCAGCCTTGCTGGGTTGGGATTGACCTAGGGGCTACCCAAGATATGACTGCTGCGGTTGCTGTATTTGCAACTGAGGGTGGTTCAGTAACCGTATTACCGAAGTTCTATTTGCCTGCTGATGGTGTTATTGAGCGGGAACGGCGATATCGACAACCCTTCAGACAGTGGGCTGACCAGGGAAAACTTCGACTCACACCAGGAGCGGTCACTGATTATGACTACATCTTCCATGACATCCTTGAAATGCGTGAGAAGTTCGATGTCCAAGAAGTTGCTCTTGACCGCTGGAATGCAACCGATTTTGCCATCCGAATGGATAGAGAAAGCATCCCAGTTGCGTTCTTTGGACAGGGGTATGTGAGCATGAGTGCGCCAGCCAAAAGGCTAGAGGCTTTGGTCGTTGGGGGCAAACTCCGACATGGGGACCATCCGGTTATGAGGCAACACGCCTCTGTCGCCTGCATTGAGACTGACCCTGCGGGCAACATCAAGCCATCAAAGAAGAGTAGTAGACATCACCGTGAGCATATTGATGGAGTCGTTGCTTTGTGCATGGGACTAGGCCGAATGATGGCACATCAGGGAACGGAAGAAACCGCATCAGAAATCTATGAACAAGGGGGGTTACGTTGCCTCTAACAGATTGGTTTAGGCGAAAGCCAGAAACAGAAGAACGACACATCACCAGCAACAACCATGTTGGGTTGTTTGGTTTGCCATCCACTGCGGGTGTGAGGATTGATGAGACAAGTGCTTTGCAGTTGTCCACGGTCTACGCCTGCGTTCGGATTATCTCTGAGTCGATTGCAAGTCTGCCCGTCCATGTCCACAGAATGACTCCCCAAGGTGTTCGTAATGCGAACGAACTGCCATTGACAAATGTTCTTGGGCAACAAGTCAACCCCGACCTGACAGCGTTCATGTTCTTTGAATTAATGGTTTCGCATGCGTGTCTGTATGGAAACGCCTATGCAATCATCGAACGTAATGCCCGTGGTCAGGTCACTGGTCTTGTTCCGGTTGAGCCTGCATATGTCCAAGTGAACATGACTGAATCTGGGAAGGTTGCATATCGGATCACTTCTGATCAAACAGATATGGCTCTTCCGTCCAGCGACGTTCTGCATATCAGAGGCTTGGGACCAAATGGCTTGAAGGGTTATTCACCCATTGCTCTGGCGAGAGAGGCCATTGGTCTTGGTCTTGCATCAGAAAGATATGGTGCTGCGTACTTTGGTAATGCGGCTATGCCATCTGGTGTGCTAAGTGTTCCAGGCAAACTGAGTGATGAGGCCTTCAACAACCTGCGTCAATCTTGGGAAAACCTGCATCGTGGTGCGTCTAACTCGGCTCGTGTTGCGTTGCTTGAAGGTGGTATTGAATTCAAACCACTGAGCCTTCCACCCAACGAGAGTCAATTCCTTCAGACCCGGAAGTTCCAAACCCTTGAAATTGCAAGGATGTTCCGTGTCCCGCCCACACTGTTGGCAGAACTTGAGGGCTCTTCCTCATACGGGTCTATCTACGAACTGAACCGTGGGTTTGTGACGCACACTCTGACTCCGTGGGCTCGTCGTATTGAAAACGAGTTGGAATCGAAACTCTTGCCGAGTGCGGACTACAAGATCACCTTCCACTTTGAAGAGATGCTTCGTGGTGATCTGGAAAGCAGATATCGTGCTTATCAACTTGCCCGACAAGCGGGATTCATGTCTATCAATGACATCCGCAAAGCAGAACAATTTGACCCGATTGGTGCAAACGGAGATGATTACCTGAGCCCGCTGAACATGGAAAGACTGCGGCCAGGAAGTGATCAACCCGATGAACGAAGTCTTGAAGTTCGTGCTTACAACCCTGCTAAGCGTCAACAGGCTCTCGACGGATTTAGGCCCACTATGCGGGAGTCGCTATCCGAAATGGTCGAACTTGAGATTGATGCAGTTCGGGAGTATCAACAAAACGGCAATGGGGACATAGCAACCTGGGCAGAAAGGTATTTCAGTAGCGAATACCAAAGGCAGTTGTTCTCAATCATCCTTCCTGCCATCCGAAAGTTCTCAGAAGAATTGCGTGCAGTAGCAACGTCCGAAGTTGGTGAAGTTGAACCAATCAAAGACGAAGTTCTGAGAAACATTGCCGACAGGTTCACAATCCGACGTTCTGTTAGGGCTAGAAGCAACCTTAGAGCAGAGGACACTGCAAAAGTCCTAGAAATCTGGAGAGAAGAGAAGGCTGACACCATCTTGGATTCAGAAGTTCGCAGACTTGAGGGTGCGCTAATGCTTGAGTATTACCGCAATGCTGGGGTTGAAGAAGTGCAATGGGTCGGTGGTTCGGGTCAGAAATGGCCTTCACTCGAAGGTAAAAAAGTCCCAACTGGCGAGCCTTTTGTTCTAAGAGGCGAAGTCGTTGTTGCTGACGATGGTGAAGAGTATGAGGCTCGCACTGATATCAGACACACACCGTTGAACACCAACGACAACAGCACTATCAAGGCGGTAATCAATGGCAACTGACTTCCCAAATAAGGGTGATGACCTAAAAATATCGCTACGAAACTCCAAATACCCACAGTTTGATCGAACCTGGGCTTCTCATTTGAAGAGAGAACACCCAGATATCTGGAAGGCTGGTGGCAACATCAGAGGAAACGATGCTTACTTGCTCTGGGGTAGGGCTCGTGAAGGCTCTGAGACTGATGTTGTTTTGGACTGGATCAAAGAGCGTGAGGCTTGGATAGCAAGGCATTTTGAAGATGGTTCACAGTTCAAAGGTGACACTTCCCCAACTCTTTCATCTATCGCTGGCGTTGTTGCACAAATCAAGTGGGGTGCGATTGGAACTCTTGGTGAAGGCAAGATGAAAGAAGTGGTGAATGCAGTAATCGCCAAGCGTGAGAATAGGGCTGAACTCTCCAAAACAGTTGAGAAAGGCTTACGTCGCAAGGTTGAGGAACACAACGAAGAGTACGGGGATGATCCCCGGAAAAGAGCAACCTACCGCATGTTGGAAGCCTGCTTCAAGCGTGGTGTTGGGGCTTACAAGACCAACCCTCAAAGTGTTAGACCAAGCGTAACAAGTGCAGATCAATGGGCTTATGCCCGCGTAAATGGGCTTCTTTATGCCCTGAGAAACCTGCGTTTCCGAAGAACTAAATATGACACAGACCTGTTGCCAGCAGAACACCCGCTGTCAACCAAAGGAAAGAACTCAATGAGCGACAACCAAGAGAAACGAGAAAAAGTTGGTGAAGACCAATACACCACCGAAAAAGAGGCACTTGATCGTGCGAGAAGCCTGGGTTGCAGTGGATTCCACACCATGACGGAAGACGGTGTTGAGATTTTCATGCCCTGTGAGACTCACAGCGAATACATGAAGTATTTGGAAAAGGATGAAGAGCCAATGGAGTCGGACGAATCACCAGAACCAATGCAGCCCAGTTCGTACAACCGGTCGGAAGATAGGTTCTATGAGTCGCGGGCTCTTCAGAACATTGAACTGAGCAACGATGAGGATGAAACTGAACTGCCAACCATTGTTGGTTACGCAGCCAAGTTTGACTCTGACTCTCAGGATCTTGGTGGCTTTGTTGAACGCATTGACCGCAAAGCCTTTGATCGGGCGTTGTCAGAACAGCATGACGTCCGGGCTCTGGTTGATCACGATTCCAGCAAGATCATCGGTCGCAGTGCTTCCGGCACACTTCGCATGTCCACAGATGACATTGGTTTGAGAGTCGAAATTGACCCTGCCAATACTCAAGCGGGGCGTGATGTGGTCGAATCTATCCGTAGGGGTGACATTGACGGTATGTCTTTTGGATTCCAAGTCATTCGGGACTCCTGGGCAGAACGTGATGGCACAGCATTGCGAACAGTTCACGACTTGTCACTGAAAGATGTGTCAACCGTGAGTTTCCCTGCTTACCCAGCAACAGAGGTGGCACTGCGATCTCTGGAACGTCAATGCAACCGGAAAGACGGTAATGGATTGGGTGTAAGCCTGGCTCAAGCCCGTCTGCGTATTCAAGAGATGCAATAACCGAAAACACTTTAGCCAACCGGCAACGCAACTGCGTGGGGCAACAGCCCAGTTTTCTTTACACACACAAAAACTCCCAAAAAGGAAAATCCCTTTGAAAATCAACGAATTGAAAGAAAAGCGCGCAGGCTTGATTACCCAGTCTCGTGCTATCCTTGATGCGGCTGACGCTGAAGGTCGCTCTGTTCTCAACGCCGATGAGCAAGGCAAGTTTGAACTTCTCGAAAACGAGATTGAAGAACTTGGACGTTCAATCGAGCAACGACAAAACCTTGACAAGATGGAAGCAGCCCAGGCTTCTGTTCAAGTTACCGCAGAAGTTCACAACCGAGAAGTCACCCGTGACTCAGGTGAGTATCGCTCTGCTTTCTTGAAGGCCATGGGTGGTCATCGACTCGATGCTGACGAAGTTCGTGCTTTGTCCATCGGAACCAACTCTGCTGGCGGTTTCTTGGCTACCACCACGATTGAACAACAAATCGTGGAACTCCGTCAAGAAATGAACTGGATGCGTGATGCTGCGACCGTGATGAGCGTTGGCAACCAAACCGCATTCGCAGTCGAGTCGGATGTTGGCACTGCTGTCTACGCTGCTGAAAATGCTGCGATCACAGAAGATGACCACGTTTGGGCTCAGACTTCGTTCTTCCCACGTCGTCTTGGTCGCATCATGAAGTTGAGCAACCAGTTGCTTCGCTTCAACGGCACGTTCTCTGAGGCTCAACTGGAGTCCTACATCGCAGGTTCCTTCGCCAAGCAGTTCGCATCTGTCGAACTTCAGAAGTTCCTGGTGGGTGCAGGTTCCGGTTCCAACGAGCCAAAGGGTATCTTTGACGGTGCAACCAGTGGTAAGACTGCCGCCAGCGCAACTACCTTTGACGCAGACGAGATCATTGATCTCTTCTACTCCATCGCTAAGGAGTACCGGTCTGCACCAAGCGCAGGATGGATCTTCTCGCCAGAAGCCACCCAAATCCTTCGCAAGTTGAAGGACAGCGATGGTCGTTACCTGTTGACCCCAGGTTTGGGTGAGGCTCCCGACACTCTGCTCGGCAAGCCAATGTATGAGTCTGACTTCGTTGCCGCTGTTGCAACTGGAACCACTCCAGTTGGCTTTGGTGACTTGTCCTACTACTACATCGTGGACTTTGGTGGATTTGAATTCACCTCACTCCCTGAACTCTACGCAGCCAACGATCAAGTTGGTGTCAAGGGCATCTGCTACAATGATGGCAACCGTATGCTCGACGCAGCGTTCAAAGTTCTCACCATGGCTTGATAGGCCATACAAAACCCCGGAGTCTGGGGGGGAAACCCCCCATACTCCTTTATGCCTTCATTAGAACCCCATTTGTTGAATGACCTGTCACTTCAGCAGCAGGTTCAAACAATCTATTCCCTGACTGAAGCCGATACTGAGGCTGGCCCGTTCGTGTCCACTAGTGACTTGAAGGACTGGTCGAGGGTTGACTTGAGTGACGATGACACTTTGATTGGTGCTTTGCAAACAGCGGCAGTCAAGTATGTGGAGAATGTCACCAAACTGCGGATGCTTAGAACCACGCTGACTGTGAGATACAACCTGGTCCCGACCTGGGACTCATTGTCTCTACCGTTTGGCCCTTTCTATTACGGAAGTGCTTCTGACTTGACTGTGACTTACACAGACTCAGACGGAGCAGCCCAGACGTTCGCAGCAGAGAACTATGTTGTTCCCGCATCTGGAACCCTGATCCCCAGACTGGCTCTCAAGCAAAACAAACAGTGGCCTTCGCTGGCGGATCAAGACGGTGCAATCGTGGTGACTTACAAGGCGGGCATTGGCGTGTCGAGCCCTATCACCGGGATTGAGGTTGAGCCTTTGAAGTTGGCAGTCAAAATGCTTGTTGCTCACTGGTATGAGCATCGAGAAGCAGTTGATCCTGTCAAGATGCAGATTGTCCCCCATGGCGTAGACCGAATCTTGGCTCAGTACCAGACACAAAGGGCTTTCTAATGCGTTCAGGGATGCTGAGACATCGAATAACCGTACAGAACTCATCTGTCACGGTAGATGCAATGGGTGAGCGGGATCACTCATACAGCGATGGTTTGTCTTGCTGGGCCAGGGTTGTTCCTACCAAAGAGACTGAGTTGCAAGACGCAAACCAGACCAAAGCAAGAATTACTCACAAGATCAGCGTTCGGTACAGAACTGATATCACCCCCACCACCCGTATCAAGTTTGGGACTCGAATCTTTGAAGTGGTTCAGGTCTTGAATCGAGAAGAACTCGACGAGCAGTTGGACATCATGGCACTGGAGATTGTCTGATGGGAAAAGCGGCTGATCTTGGTATCAATGTTGACATGAAGGCTTTCGATCGTCTTGCTAGGGCACTAGCCCAAGTTGAGAACATTGATCGTGACAAGGCTTTGAAGCGTTCTTTGCAAAAGGTGGCACTTACGCCAGTCCGTAAAGAGGCTCAGAGAAGAGCCCCTAGTCCTGGTGGTGGAGCAAGGGGTGAACTCAAAAAGGCTATCAACACATCCAAGCCAGTCCATAGGGTCACCAAAGAGATTGTAGGTATGGTTGGTGTTGCAATCGGAAAGCCCAAAAACCCCAGATTCAAACTTGCTGCGATTATGGAGTTTGGACGTAGATCTTTTCTGATGCGCATTACAGGATTCAATGGGCGTAAATACTCGGTCAGAATCGGAGCAACAAAACCTGGTCATTATCTGACTGGTGCTATCGAGAAGTTGGGAAAACAGATTCCAGTAAACTTTGCAAGGGAGATGGTCAAAGTAACCAGGAAGCGAATTAATAAGGGCATAGGTGGTCGTTGATGTCGATGGAAGTACGATTAGAGCCTGCCCTGTTCACCAAACTGAAGAACGATTCAGACATCAATGGCATGGTTTCCACCAGGATCAGTCCTGTTGCTTTGGACCAGGAATTGGCCCTTCCAGCGATTATGTACGAAATCACCGGGTCTGATCCAAAGCGGAATCTTGACGGTAGGAACAACCTGATTCAGTCCGATGTGGACATTTATTGCATCGCAGAAAACTACTCAGACGCTACTAAACTGGGCGAATACGTCCGTAGAAACCTGTCTGGTGGTCGTGGAAACGTGTTTATTCTCGACGGCGGGTTGGTAAATGTCAGGATTCTAGGTATCACCCATACTGATGACCGAATTGAATACAGCCCACCTGTCGATGGCGGCAGAACTGGCACATACACCAGACGTTTTTCATTCCTGATTTCATACAGGCCAGAGGATTCATAATATGACAGCAACACTTGGCAATGGAGCCACCTTCACTTGGGGGTCAAATCAGATTGGACAAGTGATGTCCATCAGTGGCCCATCGCAAGAGCGAAATATTGTTGATGTGACCACCTTGGGTAGCACCCAAACCCACAATGTAAGTGGTGGGCAAACTCAAGCCACCCCAACTCGTTCATTCCTTGGTGGTTTCGTAGATTCGGGCGAAGTCACAGTTGAACTCCAAATGGGTCTTAGTGATGGTGGTGGTTCTGGGAACGATGAGAAGCATGAAGAACTTCTGGACGACATGATCGCTGGTACTTCCCGGTCGGCGACAATCGTTCTCGCTGCAACCGACACTATTACTTTCACTGCTTTTATCACAGGCTTGAGCATCAACAACGCTGTGGATGAAGTTGTAACCATGTCCGTTACCATGAAGGTAAGCGGCGACGTAACATTGAGCGCATAAAGGAAATCTGATGGGTATTAGAATTGGCAATGGTGCTGTTTTCAAGTTTGGAACGGCTGGTGCAGAAACCACGGTCGGGGAAGTAATCTCTATCTCTGGCCCTAACTTTGAACGAGGTTCTGTTGACACCACCAACCTTGGCACGACTTCTGCCCGCACTTTTGTTGCGGGGATGTTTGATCCGGGTGAAATCACCCTGGAATTGAACTTCGACAACAACGATGCTGGTCAAGTTTTGCTTGAGGCGGCTGTTGCGAGCGGTGCGGAAAGTGGCTGGGTGATTGAGTTTGCACAACTTACTGCCGAGTCAGATACGTTGTCATTCAGCGGTACTTGCATTGTGCAGAGTTTTAGTAATAATATTGCTATGGACGAAGCCGAAACTGCAAGCGTTACTCTCAAGGTTGTCAAGGCGATTACTACGGATGCGGACGCTTCCTGATGCTTGATCGAGATGCAATCCTCAATGTCGTTGACCTGAAACCAGAAGTTGTAGAAGTCCCTGAATGGGGCGGGTCACTCTATATCCGAATGTTGACTGCCTCTGAACGTGACAAGTTTGAGGCGAGTTGCGTAGGCACTGGCAAGAAGCAGAACCTATCCAACATCCGGGCTCGTCTTGTCGTGCTTTGTGCGTGCGATGAGGCTGGTGAGCGACTGTTTACCGATGGTGATGCTGAGGCTCTGGGTCGGAAGTCTGCTGCTGCGGTTGATAAAGTCTTTGGTGCTTGCTCCAAACTCAACGGTTTCAGTAGCCAAGACATTGAGGATCTTGAGGGGGAATAAAAGCCAGGCCAACACTCCTGTTCATGCTCAAGTTGGCACTGGCACTTGGACAACCCCTATCTGAAATCCGAAGCATGAGCAGCCATGATCTTGCCTTGTTCATGGCTTATGACAGAATCAGTCCCATCGGACCTGAGCGTGTAGATGCTGGATTAGCCATCCAGACATCTGTTATCGCAAATGCCCACAGAGCCAAGAACTCTACGGCTTTCAAGCCAGAGCAATTTATGCCGTGGTTGCCGAAGAAAGAACAGACGCTTGATGAGATGAAGGCGATTCTTATGAGCATGGCGAAATCTAAGGGCTAAACCGTGGCGAGCATCAAAGCACTACATATTGAAATCGGGGCTCGTGTTTCGGGTTTTGTACGCAAGATGCGGAAGATTCGTCGTGATCTCAGACGGATGCGGAGAGATGCCAAACGGATGAGCGCAAGTTTCGTCCAGATGGGCAAGCGGGCAGCAGTCGGGGTTGGACTTATTGGCGCAGGTATGGTGGCGGCGACAAAGAGGTTTGCTACGTTTGAAGCCAACCTATTGAGGGTCCAAGCACTTACAAATGGCACGGAAAAAGACTTCAACGCTCTAAAAGCAACTGCGGAGCGGATGGGTATCACTACTGCATTTACCGCATCAGAAGCGGCAGAAGCAATGGTGAAGTTGGCTCAACAGGGGCGAACAACGAGCCAAACCATGTTTATGCTGCCCAAGGTTTTGGACTTGGCGGTTGTTGGCACTTTGGAGTTGGACGAAGCAGCCCGTCTTGCTGGTGTGACACTGAACCAGTTTGGTCTGGGTGTTGGTGAAGTAGAGCGTGCGGCTGATGTTCTAGCGAAGGGTGCATCAATCTCGGCTACTACAGTTCAAGAGTTGGGTGAAGCACTGACCTATGCTGGCCCACTAGCCAAGAACATGGGGTTCAGCCTGGAAGAAACGGTTGCTGTTCTTGCTGCGTTTGCAAATGTTGGTGTTGTCTCTGGTCGTGCGGGTCGTGCGTTTGCTGCGGTTATTGCAGAACTCGGTACTGAAATTAGGGAGCAAGGTCTAATCGGTGCTTTAGACGAACTGGCAAAGTCCGGCAAGACTGCTGACCAACTGATGACAGAACTGAACCGGATTGCCGGTCGTTCTGTTGGTTCACTCCGAGAAGTGACGGGCGAGATTCTTGATTTCAGTGACCAACTAGTAAATGCCGCCAGCACCTCTAAGAACTTCGCTGAGAAAGTCCTATCTAAGACAGAGGGTGCTTTTGTTCGTCTGCGTTCTGCTGCTGACGGTCTGATTAACTCTTTGGGTGAAACTTTTGCCCCGTTTGTTGTTGGTGCGTTTGAGGAGATCACGAACTCGCTAAAAACTACTGTTGAGTTTATGAAAGAGTTCAGAGGCGAAATGGGCTTCACAGAAGAGGCAGGAGCAGCATTGGCAAAAAATATGCTTGCTGGTGTTGCTGGAGTGCTTGACGCTTCTGCCGTCATAATGAAAAACGTCAACTCTATCACTGGTGCGGTTGATATTTTCTTGTCGGCATTCCGGGTTGTAGGAGTCATTCTTGCAGCAATCACTTTTGGCATTAGTAAAGTTATGCAGGTTCTTGCTGAAGGACTCAATGCACTTGGCGTAGGCGACGGATCTTTTGCTCTTGAGATGGAAATTGAAGCAGAAGCCATGAAAATTATGATGGATGATCTCGGCTCCCAGATTGCTGACTCATTCGATAATGTGGCTGATGGTGCTGGCAACGCAACAACTGACTTCATTGAGAACCTGGGCAAGAACTTTGAACGTATCCGCGATAAGTTTGAAGGTTTCAAACCACCAGATGCCCCAGAAGATCCAAGTAGAACTGGTACACCAGAATTAGGTGGTGGGTTGGTCAAAGATCCAGAAATCAAAACCTTGTTCAACCAGTTCCCTGACGTTCAAGAAGAACTGATGAAGATTCCTGCGACTCTTGCTCAGGTTAGCAAAGAGTTTGATGGTTTCTTAGCACAAGACCTGGTTCAAAACTTGGTCAACGCTGAAATATCGCTAGAAAATCTTGATGAACTTGTAGGCAAGTTAGAGGACGTTGGTGCGGCGGTAAGGGGGGGCTTCCTTGACGAAAGCGTTGGGAATGCAATCGCTGACAACTTGCTGAAAGAAGCAGGAGCCTTTACAGCAGCAGAGCCACCTGACTTCTCTGAACTTCAGGGTTTCATAGGTGATATGTCCGCAACATTGTCAGAACGGGACTTCATTTCAGAACTTGCTGGATTCAAAGTCGGTAGTGAGGGCGACAGGGCAATCCTAGATTCTGACACTCTGACTAATTCAGTGGTGGATCAATTTGTAACCCTCTTCGATCAACTGGAGATGGCAAGAGTTCAAGGTCGGTTGGCTCCAGGTGAGTTCGCTGAATTTAGTGAGGCTTTGAGACAAGACTTGCTAACCACTGCAAGGGGAGATGATGTTCAAGATCCAACTCAGGGTTTCACCGAGTCATTGCAGACTGCCTTGGGTGCAGTAAAGGTTGATCCGTTTGCAGAAACAAGCCAGAAGCGTACAATGAAGGCATCAGAAGAGACTGCAAAAGCAACTCAAGAAATCGCTAGGAACACCAAAGGTTTGGGAAGCATTTTGACATGAGCGACAAGGTTGAATATGACGTTTTTGAGCAATCGCGTTCGCTGAGCGTTACTTCTGAATCCAGAGAGTTGCGACGTAGTTTCATCGTCAAACAAGTGCTTCCGACTGACGGCACAACTCCTGCATATCCAGTTGACTTCACCGGCATCTTTACTGCGACCGGGATGGAATACAACCAAGAGTTGCCTGATGAACCTGGTCTGTATCTGACCACCTACAACGTCAACAGTTCTGACGAAGGCACGTTTCAGTGGAATGTAGAAGCGGTCTACAAGCCAGATCAAGTCATCAACGATGGTGGGGGTGAGACTGGTGGGCAGTTCGATCAAATCAACTCTGATATCGAAGTCCTGTTCTTGGACACCTGGCGTGTTGGGCCATTTGATAATGAGCAGCCAGCAGAGGCTGATGATGGTGCGATCAAAGATAGTGATAACATTGGTGGCAAGCCTGTCGATGTTGCGGGTGAACCAGTAACCCGCTTTGTCACTACTCAATCAACAGAAATCACTCGTAGGTTTTCTTACTTTCCATCCTTTGAGTTGACGGTTGCTCGGTTCTTGGCTGGCACTCGGAACAAAGACTCGTTCATGGGTGTACCGCCCGGATTCATGCTGTTTGAAGGTGCAAACCTGTCGCGTGAAGGTTCCAACACCTACACCATGCGTTACAGATTCACCTACGACCCGATCAAGCACCAACGACAAGTTCCCAAGCGACACGCAAATGGTGATGTGGTGACAGAAGAAGTTGGCACAGGTTCAGACAAAAGCACTGTTGCTAAGACTGTGATTTGGAGACAACCCTTCCCGCAACAATCCATGTTTGCGGTTCTCGGAGTTGCTCCCTTCTAATGCCACAGTATCCATCCATCTCGAATGGGCTAGGCAAACTTACGCCGGGGTTGTGGAATCGCTTGATGACCATGCTTGCAGCGTTTGAGGGTTCCAACGCCAGCATCAACGGACTTCGCAACGCGACCAAACTTGACCTGCGGCAGACCATCCTTCCAGGTCGGTTCTTCTTTGCAGAGATCACTGGTAACACTGCTTTGGCAACAAATAGATTCAAGTACGAGTTTGATCATGTTGATCCAGTTGACTGGGCAACTCCGACAGATGGTGACTTTGAAGCCAGAGAAACTGGTTGGGGTGCAGAAGAAGGTGGCGGAACTGTTTATGCCTACAACCTGATGGAAGTCAACAACACTTCTACCGAGATTGGTCCGGGTGTTGGAGTGGGTACTGGTAGCCCATCTGGAAGCACAGTCTCAATCGTTCCAATCAGCGACGGAAGTATTGTCATCATGTGGCCTGCAATCTCCGATGATGGCGAACAAGTCTTTTTCTTTCAGGCTGAAAACGCCGTGAGCGTATCCTGCACATGACAAGTTTGATACAAAAAGCATGCTGTTGTGGGGAAGAAGATAGCGACTATGTAGAGTTTAAGTTGCCACCACGCTGCACCGATAAATCATTGGGTTGTGACTGTGGTTCGGACGATCCGTATGAATACAGATCAACAGCCCATGGGTGCGGTGCGGTAGATCCAAGAAGTTTTGAATGCACTTCTACCGGGGAAACCGATTGTCCCGAACCCGGATCAGACGATTGCTCTGCATGCGGTGCTGTCTACATGGAAAAAGATGAATTCCTAGAAACGGTTCTGCACGTTTCAGACGGAGTTACTTGGAATCCTAGTCGATCAGAAATAATTGAACGGATGCACGGTTGGTGGCAAGCCGGTGGCGGTGCTTTCACGACTGAAACATGCACAAGTGACAACCCAGACACAACAAGAATATCCCGATGGGATGACTCTAGTACCTGCACCACTACAAACAACCTAAACAGAGTCTCGTCTACCTGTTTTGCACCGGGAGAGATGCTAAACGCAGATTCACGGAACCCACTTGATAGTGGAACAATTCTATCAACTGCTCAGGTCGGTGGTGGTAACACTCTTCCAAAGGACATGAGTGCTGGCAACATCAGTGAGTTGAATGTCGGTACGGGAGACGCTTGGTTTGCTATCACTTTTAGGGTTGAGTCTGGTTCTACCACTGGTCGTAAAAGAATCTTTGACCAGGGAGACGCAAACTTTGGTCTTATTCTTGATGGAACTACCTTAAAGGCTTGCTTTGGATCAGAAGCAAACAGCGCACAAGAAGCATCTCTTAGCACTGGTGTTTGGCATACCGTGGTGGCTCAAAGGTCTGGCGGCACAGTTACAGCAAGACTAAATGGCTCAGATTTCAGCACCAACTCTGTGAGTAGTAGTGACAACATTGCTAGCACAGATACCTTTAGAATCAATCGTATCGTTGGAACTGAACAAGCAAGGTTCCGTGGGCAGTATGGAGATTTGATTGTTGCTTCGGGTTCGTTGGAGACAGAAGATGTTGAAAGAATGGAAGGGTATTTAGCCCACAGGTTCAATATTGAATCGAGTTTGCCATCATCACACCCTTACAGAACCGACCCACCACAAATAACTGATATGACCCCAAGGGCATTCAATTTTGCATTGTCGGGTCACATTTTCAAGATCAATCTCAATGGCAAAGTTGTGCCCTGTCAACTTAGTGGTACTAGTTGTGTCGGACCTGGATTCTTTTCGATCAGTAACGATTGCACAGTCATTGAGCGTAATGATCTGATGAAAGATTGTGCCGGGAACATCATGTTCTACGGACCACAACACCCAAGTTCTGTCAACCATTTTCCGGGCTCCCCTTTTGTTTTCCCCGGAAATCCCTTTGAATGGGCCTGCGCATTACGCTTTTGGACAGACACTACAAATTGCCAAACTATCAACTTTTGCCCGCGAGACTGCACTGATCCTGATGCTGAATATGCAGACAATCTGCTGTTTGTCTCGTCGGAGTGGGCAAAGGGACTGTGGCATAGAGATTGTGACACATGCGAGAACTGTGATCCAATTAACGCAACAAACAAAGTGTTGCTGACGGACGAGACTGGTTGCCAGGGCGGTAAGTCTTACACAATTCGCAGTGGTGTTGAGTGGCAAGACCCTTTCAACGCATTGTTCGGTTTATCAAACTACACCAACCAGACGAGATGTAGTGAAGAACTTGATGGGATGGCTACAAGTGATTGTTGTGGGCAGGATGGTGACCGTGATGCACCGTTCCTAGACCAAAACCCAAACTCTTTTGGACCCGACCCGGCGTGTTCTGCAACCTGCTTCGATCTTAATGATCTTCAAAATGTCACTACCAATGCTCCTTTTGACACTTGTTTGGAATCGGAACCTGGTGGGGCAGGTAACTACTGCAACACTTCTGGCACTGTCAGTTCATGTTGTCTAAACAACGGACAGAATGCGGCTAGTTCATATACCGTGAACATACCTGAGTTTTTCCAAGAGGACGAAGATTTTATTTGTGGTGGTAGTAATCAATGCTCTTGTGTGTTCCTACGCAAATGCAGCACAAACTCCGTATGCGGAGATGCTTTTCGATGTAGAGCAGATTTTATTACCTGTCCATCCGGGGGTTTATCTAGTTACTGTGGTTGCAATGATTGCCAAAGTGATGATCCACCTGACTTTTGTCCGTGTTGTGAGTCTGGACCCAACCCACCTGATGGATGTCCCGGATGTCCTGTGACTGGTTACGGATATAATTGTGATCTGACAGAACAAGGTTTGCGCCGTGTACCTTCATTCTCTGTTGTTGTTAACAAACTTGCCACTGACGTGAATAGTGTCATGTATCTGGCACAAGGCGTTGTTGGCGTAGACCGGGGGTTTGTTGTTTCAACAGAACTCAGTGCTGAAACTATTGGAAGTGCTTGTAAGCCCGCAGGGTGTTCAGACCCACAAAATTTGGAATGCCCTGAAGTCGGTATGCCACTCAGGAATGGAATCACACGGGTTGAATTGGCTTGCTTTACAAATCAAAGTGACATTCAAAACAACTGGCCTAGATACTATCAAGTTGGCTTGAGATACATATTATTTCAGCGTGACCCTGATGAGCCAGAATATGTTGGACCCTGTGCGCCAGAAGCCGGGACGTTTATTGACATCAGGTATCGCAAACTTGCAACCAGTCTTGATCCGACCGGCACTTACACTCTTGTCAGTTCAGGTGGCTTTCCTTCTTCTCCCCCCTACCCAGCAACAATTACGGTGAGTTAATGACAGAATTGAAGCAGGTCAAATGCGAACACTGGTCAGAAGGTGAATGCAAAATGGGCTTTTACGGCGGCAGACCCTCTTACGGAACCTGCACGACTCATTGCCCTGTGTATCTGAAGGCCAATGGCAAAACCATCAAATACCACACTCATACGACTGACCACAAACCCCGAAAAACTTGGGACCAAATCCTAGAAAGTGAAAAGAAGCGCAGGGCTATGACCCATACGGGTCTTGGTGACACAGTGAAGTGGCTGATAGAGACGGTTTCGTTTGGGCGTATCAAGCAGAAGAAGGGCTGTGGGTGTGCCAAAAGGCAGTCTTGGCTGAACCGTCACTTCCCCTACCGATTGCCGAAATGGTTGAAAAAGGGACAGTAAATGGCAATCGTGACTTGGACTGGTACAACTAGCGGAGATTGGAACACCGGCACGAACTGGTCTACTGGTTCCGTTCCAGGTTCTTCTGACACCGTGATTTTCAACGGATCAAGCAAGACAATCAGCGGTACATCAATCCCAGCGGTTGCAGAAATCAAGATCCTTGACGGGTTCACCGGCTCATTTGGGGTCAAGGGTGGCAACCTTGATGTTGACGCAACCACGGTGTTTATCAAGTCACCGACCGCACCAGTTTTCATATCTGGCGACTTCACGACAGTCATCGTTACTGACAACGACGGAACTGCGGATTCTATCAACATCGGTTCCAACTCGAACATCACATCGTTGAGGTACTTGGGTGGGGCTGGCACTGTCACTCTTGAGGGTTCAACCCTGACCAACCTTGAGGTTATTGGTACGCCAAGAGGAATTGTTTCGATTCCATCCACAGGCCCAGCAGTGACCACAATCACTATGGATTCTGGACAAATCAACACATCTGCAAATGTCACCACAGCCAATATCAGTGGTGGAGAAATGACAGTCAAAGGGACCGCCAACCTAACCACTGCCAACATTCGCGGGAAGTCTGTTGTGTCGTTTGAATCTTCCGGCACACTTACCACCGCAAACGTCTTTGACAAGCCAAGCGTGTTGACCCTGGAAAACAATGTCTCTGCGGGAGCCACGCTAACTGATGTAAATCTCTACGACGGGACGCTGGATGACAGGTCGGGAAGCGGTGCTACCACTTACACCAATGGTGTGAGCGTTCGTGGTCAAGGCATTGTCCGGGCTGATGTCAATAGAACTCTTGTGGTGACTTGATATGCCTTTGTGGACACCCAACGATCTTCCGAGCGGGCATCTTTCCGGTTGGTACAAGGCTGACTCACTCAAACAGGCTGATGGTTCTGCTGTCTCCAGTTGGACTGACTCAAGTGGCAATTCAAACACATTGACGCAAAGCACAGTTGCGGCACAACCTGCTTTCATCAAGAACGCGATCTACTCTCGCCCCATTGTAAGATTTGACAAAGATGTGTTCCCAGGTGACAACGTTCTCAATGCTGACTTGGGTGGGGACTTTGAACCAGGCACTGGTGATTTCTACATAGCAATGGTTGCCAAGTTTCCTACGAGTGGTGCAACGCAGTTTTTAATGAACAAGGCTGCAAGCGGTACTCAAGGTCTGAATGTATTCATCCCTACCAACAATTCATTCGTATTTAGGCCCGGCACTCACGGTAGCCTGAGCAACCCTCTCGGACAAGCCAGCGTTACAGACAATGAGTTTCATATGTATGTTTGTCGAAGATCCACTCAAGGGGCAACAAGTCATGTCCTAACAGGCAAGTTTGATGGTTCTGATTTTTCAGCGCAAACTCCACAAAAAAGAAATAATTCAGACGTGAACAATGATGCTGATTTCAGAATTGGCTCAAGTTCTACTGGCGGGCTTGATACTGATATGGATCTGGCAGAAGCCTTGATTGCAGTTGGTACTTTGACTGATGCCGACATGGAACGAATCACTGGCTACTTTGCTCACAAGTATGGCCTAACGGCAAACCTGCCCAGTGACCATCCCTACAAGTCACTGCCACCAACCGTGAGCATTCCAACAATCACTTGGGTTGGTGATGGGGTCACTACTGATATCACGGATGCTGACAACTGGAGTGATGGCGTTGGGCCAACCGCAGACAAGCGTTGCATCATTGCAGACCGGGCAGACTCAATCACAACCGGCAACCTGGTGTGCAAAGAGTTGTGCGTTCTTGAAGGTTTTACCGGCAACATTGGTACTACATCTAGTGCGTTGAATGTGACGGCAGATAACGTGGTGATCAAAGCACCACTGGCTCAGACTTATCTTGATCTAGATGTGGATGACACCACATATCTAGAGAACGCAGGGCTCGGTTGCAAGTTGGAAGGTGATTCACTCAAACTTCATTACAGTTCCCCGACCAAAGCAACACTGGAGATGGATAGCCTGTCACAAGTGACAGTAGAGGGTGCTGGTAGGCTTGCCACCTTGCACTTAGATAAAGGAGTTGTCATCAATGTTGGGCCATATGGCTCAGTCAAGATCAATGGCGATGTGACAACCGTTAATGTCAGTGGCGGCAAGGTGTTCTGTGGAGATCACGTTGTCAACACATTCAACATCAATGGTGGTCATGTTGCTTACGGGGGTGACACCCTCACAACCCTGAATATCTACGCTGGCGAGTTTGACTTGGGGGGTAATGAGAACACCCAGGTAAATATCACCAACCTGAACCTGTATGGGGGCTTTGTTGACCTGCAAAATGCCATCTCAGCGGCAGAAGTCACAAGCCTTAAGACGTTTGGCAATGGCAGAATCAGGCTCCCCCTGGGAACCACCACAATTTCTTAAAGGCAGAAGATGCTTCCGGTCGATATAATCTGTACCGGAAAGGACTCCAGCATGTCACAAATCTTCAAGTTCCTTGCTTTCCTCTTCTCCCCATGCAAGACTTGTTCTTGCGAAAATCCTCTGGTCAGTCTCCACCAGGGCGATTATCAACGGAATTACTGTTGCAAGGCTTGACTTTGCCAGTGGTTCTGTTAGAATCCTACCGCGATGTGCATGTCGTACATCCTTTCAGTTGGTCCCTAGGTGAGTAAAATCGCCTAGGGATTTTTTTATGTCAGACACGACTCAGAAAAAACTAGCCAGAACCCTGTTCTTCTTCATGCAATTCTGTGACAAGTCAGAGTTGCAGATGCAGACTAGAGCGGATGATGTGGCGGAAGTGATGTCAACTTGGGCAACCTACCTGCCCGATGTCTTCAAGTTCATGCTCCTGATGCACCATACTTGTGATAAAGCAGAAGAACAGAACCCTGACACTCCACCCGATGAAATACCAGTTGTGATGTCATTACAGCAGTTCCGGTCGGCACTTATTGACGCTATGCCACTTGATAGAGTTGACAATCTTCTGTCACTCCTTCACGCGGCAAATCGGAATATGAACAAGTCTGATGACACATAATGTCAGTATCGGTTTTTTTTTCATTACAGGCCCTCACGAATTCTGTTACACAATCACAGAAGAGGGTTGGTATTGGTGGGAGAAAAAAGATTCAAGTCTCCCGGAGACTAACCCGATAGGACCATTCAACACTTTTTACGAAGCAGAAAGGAATGCAAATGAAAGAAGTGATGGGTATCAAATGCGGGGGACCATTTGTTGAAGAAGATGAGGAGTACCACGGATATTGCAAGTCAGGGTTGGTGATTGCCAGCAGTGCTTTCAAAGTCTTTCGTGGTTCGCCAGCCGACTACAAGGCCCGATTCATTGACAACATTGATCAGCAGACAGAATCGCCAGCAATGGCTCTGGGCAAGATGGCTCACTGTTTGATTCTTGAGGGTCGGGAAGCATTCGACTCTCGATACCAAGTAAGCACCCCTGAGATTGCTGAAGAGATTGGTTTGATCAATCCAAAGACTGGCAAAGAGTATGGTGAATCGTCTGCTGCATATCAAAAAGCCATGGTCAACTTCAGACAGAAGTATGAAGGTCGAGAACTGTGCAACATTGAACAGTGGGGCTTGGTAGAAAATATGCAAGAAGCCATTGCAAAGCAAGAGGTTGCCCACAAACTTCTTAGCAGACCTGGGTTGCCAGAGTCAGTGTTTCGCTACCCCTCTGATCAACTTGGTATCACGTTGCAATGCAAGGCTGACAAACTACTGCTTGATGATGATGGCAAAATTTGTGGCTTCTTGGATCTCAAAACCTGCGAATGTCTGCATGAGTTCCAGCGAAAAGCCCGAATGTTCCAATACCCGCAGCAGATGTGCTTCTACCGAGAAACAATCACTAGGGTTTGCAAAGCAGGACTGTCAACTCTTGAACTGTCCGATGACTTTGATGTGTTCTTGGTAGCAGTTGAAAAGCGTGTGCCGCACAAAGTTGGTGTCTGGGCGTTCAGACCTGAGACACTTGATATCTTGGAAGAGACATTGAGAGTTGAACTGATCGACTTCTCACGATGCTTCCACTCAAACGAATGGCCTACTGGATATGAAGGAGTCCAAGAATGGGAATGCTGAAAGCACAAACAATCAATCTCAAGGGCAACTCTTATGAGTTGGTCAAGTCAAGAGTCAAACGATTGCATGCCAAATTTCCGGGTTCGTCAATCACAACAGATTTGATAGACACGAAATACAATGAAGCCGGATATCTTCAAAGTGTTGTAGTCAGGGCGACAATTGATGTTCCATTAGAAAACAACCAAGTGCAAATTGCACAAGGCATGTCAATGGCAGAAAGAACTAGGGGCGGTCAAGTTGGCTTCGTTGAGAAGTGCGAAACCGCAGCAATCGGTAGGGCTCTGGCGAGCCTTGGATTTATCTCTGACGGTACTGGGTTTGCTAGTGCTGACGAGATGCAAACTTTTCAAAATCACGAAACACGAGAAAAGAAGGATTGGTAATGAACGATCAAAAACCACTATCAGAAAAAATCGGCACCGCAGCCTTGTTCCTTAACAACAGAAAAGAACCAGGAACTCGACAGCCTGATTTCACCGGCAAAATTGAAATTGATTTCAATGGTCAAATGATTAGCGGAAGATTGAGTGGCTGGAATGCAACGTCAAAACAAAACGGAACTCCCTACATCTCAATCCAAGTCAATCTGCCGATTGAGCAAACGACTTCAGGCAACCAGCCCATTACTCAGACTGATTCCATCTTCCCGACTGCAACAAATGTTGAACCAAATCCATCGTTCGGAAACCAGTCACAACAACAAGAGGCTCCACAACGACAGCATTTGACCAATGTTGTTCATGATGAAATCCCATTTTAATTAAACTGAAAGGTGGTCAAGGATGACCGTAGAGAGAAAAAGCAGAGTGCCCTGGGTCAAGTTTTACCCAGATGATTACATCGGCGGCACTAACTTCTTACCGTTGGAAGCAAGAGGAGCATTTTGGCAACTCTGTGCTTTGCAAGCGGCTGGTCACAAACTCCCCAACAACTTCGATCAACTCTGTATTGCTTGCCCAGGTCTGACTCATCAGATTTGGCTCCTTATCAGAGACAAGTTCGAGACGGTTGAGGGAGAAAATGGTGAGAACTGGCTCGTCAATCCCCGCATGTCTGAAGAGCGTGCGAAGGCAGAAAAAGAGGCTCGGAACAACCGTGAGGCGGTTCGGAAGAGTCGTGCAAAGTCTTCTGTGTGTAAGGGTGACGTAATGGTTACGAAACCGGCCCAGAACCAGAACCAGAACC